GGATAATCAAAGCTGACTGAAGTGAAAGTGCGTCACATATCGCGGGGAGGCAGGCGCCTGATGAGTCTCATGAACTCCATCAACATGGTTCGATTCCATGCCCGCAACTAAACAAGCGCCACAAACGTCGTTCTTTATATTCCTTATAGCAAATAATACCAGGCGCTTGTTTTTAAAACTATCAGAATAAATTCTTATATTTGCAATGCTTACTCAGTACAACATGATATTTAAAATAATCCCACATCTCACATTGCCAACAGTGCTTTCTGCACAACTGGGTAAGCCTTTGTGTTTTGTGGGTATTTTTAACTTATGAATACAGGAATATATATTATCAAATGGGATTTGTCGGGACATTTCTACATTGGCCAATCTAAAGACTTATTGAAAAGAAAGGCTAGACACATGGGAGACATGAAAAATGGATACCATAAAAACAAAGGGGTTCAAGATATTTATAACAAACATGGATTCCCAATATTTTCAGTACTTGAATATTGTTATTACGCAGAATTAGATGCAAAGGAAGAGTATCACATTAAAAAATACTTTGGTCAAGAGCTTTGTTTAAACAAAACAATGGGAGCTACTTGCTTGGGAGTAAAAAGAGATGATGAGACAAGAAAGAAAATAAGTAAATATAGAACAGGTTTCAAATTAGATGATAAATTCAAGCCTGCAATTACAAAAAGACTAAAAGAGCAATATGAATCCGGCAAAAGAGCAAAGCCAGATTGGAACGGAGAAAAGAATTTATTTTATGGGAAAAACCATACGGAGGATGCCAAAAGAAGAATGTCAATAGCTAAGAAGAAAATGTACTTAGGGGAAAATAACCCAAAAGCAAGATTAGTCCTTAATGTAGAAACAGGTATATTTTACGGAACCATAAGAGATGCGGCTAAAACATATTCTATAAACGAAAATAAATTAGGTGAAAAATTAAAAGGAAAAAAAACAAATAACACAAACTTTATATTAGCGTGATTAAAAATCTTAGACCATATCAATTAAAGGCTATTTCATCGGTATCTTCAGAACTAGAAAAAGGAGTAAAAAACCAACTTCTAGTAATGGCAACAGGCACAGGGAAGACGTTTACCGCCGTAAAAACTATTGAGCAATTCAACTTCAAAAGGATTTTATGGGTAACGCATCAAACTGAATTATTATCTCAATCAGGATTAGCTTTTTTAGCAAACAAAGTAAGTCCAGAATTTGCTGCAAAAGTTAAAGAGCAAGGATTTATTGATTGGGCAATGCGGCCAAAAGGACTGTTTAAAGACCCTAATGAAATATCAATGGGGGTCATTAAGGCTGACGATTTCAATATAGATGCAGAGATAGTTCTTGGCAGCGTTCAAACACTTTTTAGAAGGCTTCATCTGATACCTGAAGACTACTTCGATTGCCTTGTTATAGACGAGGCACATTTGATACTTTCGGATCAATTTATAAAACCACTTAGACACTTTAAGCCTAAATTATTATTAGGACTTACAGCAACACCAATTAGAGCCAATGGCACACAGCTATCAGACGTTTATGATAAGATTGTTTACGAATACGATATAGCTTCTGGAATAAAAGATGGATACCTATGTGAACTAGATGCAGTAAGGGTAAAAACAGATTTATCTTTAGACTCAGTTAAGTCAAGCAATGGAGATTTTAATATTTCAGATTTATCCGATGAAGTAGATATACCTAAAAGGAATGAATTGATAGTTGATTCTTATTTACAATATGCTAATGGAAGGCAGGGCATTTTCTTTTGCGTGGATATTGAGCATTCGCTAAATTTGGCAGCATGTTTTGTGGCAAGAGGAATAAAATGCAGAGCAGTATCTTCTGATGAAAAAAGAACGGGAGATAGGGATGAAGCAATCTCTTTGTACGAAAAAGAAGAGATTACCATTCTTACTAATGTGGACGTATTGTCCACGGGAGTGGATATACCTAACACTGGTTGCATAGGGCACGCTGCGCCTACAAAGTCTATTTCTAAATGGCTCCAAAGAACAGGCAGAGGAACAAGACTTAAAGATGAATTATACGTATCAAAGTTCGGCCAATGCTGTATGCTAATTGATTTTTGCGACACCACGACTAAGCATAAGCTAATAAATTCATTTACTTTAGACTCAGGTAAAGCTACTGAAGAAAAGGTATTTATTGCTAAGCAAAAGAAACTAGACTTAATTGCAGAGAGGGATCGTAGAAAAGTATTTGTTCAGAAGACTTCTAGCAAGGATGTTAAGGTTGACTTGTTTGAACTACCGCAGATTAAGATTAGCAATTCGGTAAGAATGCAGGAAGATGCTACTGATGCTCAACTTAAATGGATAGCCTCACTTGGTTACGACACGATTAATACTACTTATACTAAGTTCCAATGCTCAGAGATTATCAGCAACCAATCTGCAAGTCCTAAGCAAATAGCTTTATTGAAGTATAAAGGTTACGACACATCTTCAGGAGTTACTTTGGCAGAGTTTCAAGCTGCAATGCGAGACGTAGAAAAGAAAGAACAACAAGCACTAATATCAAAATATACACCTAGCAATGATGGTAAACCATTTTTTTAAATTATGAAAGCAAACTCAACAGAATTAATGATTGGAGATTATGTTTATTGGAATAACATTCCTTGTCCAGTAATTCAATTAGACGACCAAGGCTCAATTTGTGTGGCAGACTTAACTCAATCAAAACTATCTTCTAACTTGCATTATGAAGATGAAAATTTATTATACATTCCAATAACGTTAAATTTCCTAGAGCAAGAAAAAATAGAAATTAAATACCTTAATGGTAATAACCATTTGCAATACCAAGTTGCACACGATGAAGATAAGTATCATTATGTAATTGATTCTATTGCAAATGATTTTGGAGACTGGCAGTATATTACAAAGGAAATCGAATTTGTCCACCAACTTCAGCAATTAGTGAGAATTTTCGAGAAAAGAGAAATAATATTAAAATTTTAATCATGGACGGAGAATGTAAACAATCAATAGATTTTATAAAAAATATGAGCAAAACAAAAACAAAAGGTTTCGACGTACCCGCAGGGTTTCCGATTCCACTGAGCAAATCAGTAATTCTAGCTAAACGTGTAGGTGAGTTCAAAACAAAGAACGGACTATTACTAAACGAATCTTCAGAAGAAAACAACGTAGCTATCATTATGGCAACAGCACACGATTGTAATCCTCAGTTAACTCCAGGAACAAAGGTAATGTACAACATCAACGAGAACAGAACTATTCTTTTTGAAGACACTAGCTACCTTATCATGCACGAAATGGCCTTGTTCTGCATCTTACCTGACAACGCTATCTTAATGCCTGAAGCGGTCCACACAAGCGTAAAAAAGACTAAAGAGTTCAATGCCCACGAGAAAACTAGAAAGGCTGAAATGGAACGTAAAGAGCTTAATCAGCTAGATAAGATTAAAGAAAGTAAAAAGAAAATCTTTGCTAAAAAAAGATAATTGTAACTTTTTACAAAAATAATTTGTTTTATTAATTATCTTTTTGTAATTTTGTACAAATAAATTAAAACTATCAAAAATGGCAAAGAAAAAAGTAGTAGAAGAGGCTGTAGTTACTCAAAGTAATTCAGTATCATTCGAGCAAACAAAAGAGATGCTTACTGAGATTGCAGAGCAGGTTACTCAAATCAAAGTATCAGACTCTACCACGTTATCAATAGCTAATCAAAAGATGACGTTTGTTAATGGACACCTTAAAGAAATCGAGGCTAAGCGTAAAGAACTGAAGCAACCATTCCTTGACGGAGGAAAAGCAGTAGACGACACGGCTAAAGAACTATCTTCAGTTTTAGATCCTGCATTAAAACACCTTAAAACAGAAGTTGGTGATTGGCAATTACAAGTTATCCAAAAGGAACGTGAGTTACAACAAAAAGCATTAGAAGAAGCTCGCAAGAAAGAAGACGAGTCTAAGGCGGTTGCAGAACAATCGAGAGTAGTGAATTATATAAGCCAGGTTAAAGATTGGTTAGAGAAAGGACTTGCTACTTGCGCAACAATTGAGCATGGACAAGCTGTATTATCTTCTATGGAAGGATTGCAACCTGCAAATATGATGGGTGATTATCAAAAAGAATACGCTGCACTGATTGATATGTACCAAAAGCTATTCAGAACTAAGCTAGGAGAGCTTGAAGGTAAAATAGCTAAAGGAACTACTCAGAACCATTTAGATGTCTTAGGAGGTCAATTAAACGATCATATCGAATCTTTAAAGGAACAGATTGAAGTAAAGAAGCAAGAAGTTTCTGCGGTGGAGAGTGAGATACTAAGTGAGGTTGCTAGCTTACAAGATGACAAAGCAAGTAACGTAGCTTTCCTTTGGAAGTTTGACGTAGTTAGTCCGGAGAATGTAGTTCCAATGTTTATGTCTATTGACGATAAGAAGATTCGTGAGTGGATGAATAACAACAAAGAGAACTTAAAGGACGGAGAGACTATTTACGGAGTTAAATTCTACAAAGAAATATCGGTAAGGACTAAGTAATGTCAAGAGATAGGCAAGTTCCTGATAAGCTGGTTAAGATGTTCCCACAATATACTAGGAGACAATTGTATTTTATGTTGTATCCTTTTTGGACGGGAATATCTGACAGGTTTAAGCGAAAGAAGTCAGATGTATCTAATGTATCGCTAACAGTAAAAGGACTTGGCAGATTTGAGTTTAAGAGCAACGCGAGAATGAAAAAAACAGCAGCTAAATTCAAAAGGAGAACAGCTCGAAAAGTACAGAAATACCAACAAAAAAAACAACTAGAAAAAAATAACTTAATTTATTAACCAATGGAGTTTGAAGGAAACATAAAAGTAATCTACGGAACAAAGCAAATAAACGATGACCTTAAAGTTAGAAAGTTTGTAGTAACTAGCTTAGATGATAAATACCCTCAACACGTTACTTTTCAATTATACCAAGATAAAGTTACCCTATTGGATTCAATAAAAATTGGACAAACAATAGTGGTATTCTTTAACATTAAAGGAAAGCAGTGGTTTGATCCTGATGGAGAAGTAAAGTATTTTAATTCATTAGACGCTTACAGAATAGATTTTAAAAAGAATACCAAAAAAGAAAGCAAGGAAGATGAAGAGGACGATTATCTTCCGTTTTAATTAATAACAACCAAAACAAACAACAACATGGGACTATCAAATCCATCGGGCTTCACAAGAACCCAAAAACCAATCCCTCCAATGGGACTTCATCCAGCAATTTGCTATGCAATTATTGACATGGGTGTTCACCAAGAATCATTCAAAGGAAACCCTCCTAAGAACGTACAGAAAGTAAAATTCTGCTTTGAGTTTCCAACGTTACCTAAAGAGGTATTCCATGAAGATAAAGGTCCACAAAGACTTTCTATCATGCAAGATTACAATCTTTCATCGGGAGAGAAATCAACTCTTATGAAGATGTTAAAGCAATGGAGAAACGTACAAGCTATTGACTTAGCTAAAGACCTTCCTGCTTATTTAGGAGCACCTTGTGTTATTCAAGTAACACATACAACTAAAGATGGTATTACTTATGCTAATATCGGTCAGGCTGGACTTATGGTTATGCCTCCAATGCAAGCACTAGGTGAACCTGAGAATCCAAAAGTGTTTTTTGATACTGACAATTTCTCGTGGCCAATGTTTCATTCATTATGGAAGTTTGTACAAGATAAGTTACGTTCATCTATGGAGTGGCCAAACATTCTTGCTAAACACGGAGCAGAGCCAGCAGTTCAACAACAAGCAGCGCCTCAACAATCATTTTCTCAAATGGGTAATGTTAATCAACCTGTTCAACAACAAGTTTATCAACAACCTGTACAGCAAATGCAACAACCTGTTCAACAGATGCAAGCAGCTCCGCAGTTTGTTCAACCTGTTCAAACGCAAGCACCACAATTCCACTCAGGACACAATCCTGCAATGGGAACATCAGTGCCGAACAATCAGAACTTTGCCCCACAAGTTGTTCAGCAAGCGGCTACAGGAATTATTGTAGATGATGGAAAACCACCTGTATTCTAACATGGGACTATCAACCTTAAACCTGCCAATACTGAAGGAAGAGATTCCGCACGGAGTTTGCGACGTTATTGTTTCCGATGCTCGTATCTTAAAAGATACCAAAGGACAACCAATATTGTACTTAGCTGACATCTGCGTTATCATTTCCTTCAGTTACGCAGGTCTAATAACAGAAAAAGCTTTTAGGCTTGGAGACCACTTCGAGCACAAAGCATACAAAAAATTACTAGCCATACTTGGAGTTGACACAAAACTTGTAAGTTTTTCTAACACTAACATTATTGGTAAAAAAGTTTGTATATTTGTACAAAAAGTAACCAAAAGAGAAACGGGAGAGAACTTTACTAGAATTGTAAATTACAAGCCAACAGGCAAAGACTATTCATTCTTAACTTCAGAATTGTATATATGAGTATTCATCTAAGACATTACGGGACAATAAAGAACGGCAAGAAGACTTACTACAATCAGCCTTTGTACGACCAACAGCTATTAAACCTGGAAGGACAAGAGTTTGAAGAAGTAATTAAGAAGCGCTTTCATAAGGTATCTAATGACCAATATGCTTATTATTTTGGAGCAGTATTAGCAGTAGCACATAAGCACGATGCTTTTATTTACTTTAATAAGCCTGATGATATACATGAAGATATTATTGCTCCGATGTTCTTAGGTTACACAAAAATTATAGAATTTCAAGGTAAACAGATTGAAAAGAAAGAAGTAAGAAGTACAACGTCATTAACAAGAGAAGAAATGGCGGAGTTTATTGACAGGGTGATTACATGGTTAGCTATGGAGTTTGACTTAATCATATATTCTCCTGAAGTTTATTACTTATCACTACAAAACAAATAAAATTATGGAACTAAATTTAACAGCAGAAGCAGTACGCTCATTCATAGGAAGAGCAACAGACAAAGATGGAAATGACTACACAGTGAAGGTAATAGCTTTTAAAGAGCCTATTGCAGATACTCCGCATCATGGTCAAATCAGATCCGCAGCGTTCTACCAAGACAAAAGTGGGGCCACTATTCATCCTATGCTATTTCCGGCAGAGTTAACAGACGAGGAAATGAATAAGCAAGGAGAGTTTATGGTAAAAAACATTGATAAAGTATTGGAGGCAATTTAACATGGCTAAGAAATTTTCGGTAATCAAATCCAACGAGAAAATACGACAAGCTATTATTAGCCGCGTAGAAGAGCTTAATCTTACTCACCAACAGATAATCAACGACGCATCTGAAAAGGGCTATAAACTACCAATGGATATGCTTAATCGTTATTTGAAACATGGTGACGTAAGAGCAACGCTGAGAGAAGACCAAATTGTATGGTTAGCTACTAGGTATGGAATTTACATTAACCTGAAGATTGGTAAGCCAGTAAGTGAAGATGGAAAGATAACCTACAAGGTAAGCGAATACAACGAGTCAGAAGCAGTAAGAATATTAAACCAATTATTTCCAACAAAAATCTAAAAACCATGGCAAAGAAAGAAGAATCCAAAGCAAAAGAGTTAACAATTGACCGAATGTTTGGTTATAAAATAATCATTTCTAAAGATGGATATGAAGTAAGTTGGGACCAGGCTAACGAAAACAACTTAGCTGCATTGGCAATTTCAGACCAACTGATAAAGCAAAACATTGAAATGGTTAAGGAATACCACGCAACTACTCACAATGAGAAAGTAGCTAAAAGAGACCGATTAGATAGACTAACAAAGCTAAACAAGGAAATCGTAAATTGCATGGCTGAAGTTGCTGAATATTTGCTTGGAAATAAAACTCAAGAAGAGTATGATTTAACCAACGCTAGAGTTAATGGAAAGAAATCTAAGATTGTTACACTACCTGAGAAGAAAATAATTATACCTGGGAAATGATTAACGGAACCACAATAATCGACCATAAGATTCGTGCGGAGTTAAACCTATCTTTGCAGGAATACACTATAATGGATTATCTTCAGCAGTGTATGGATAAAGGTTTACATCCTTATCACAGTTCCATAGCCATGATAGCTTTAGAGTTTGTTAACGTTGAGCCTTTTATATACGACCTAGAAAATAATGGATTTCTTATTGGCTATATTCCTACACAGAAATGGACAAACGCATTTTTAAAGCCCAAGAAGGTGGTTAAAAAAGGTTTTGTAGCTCCAAGTGTTGGGGAAGTAGTTGAGTTCTTTAAATCAAAAGGATACAATGAAATAGGGGCAAAGAAAGCTTTTGAGTACTACTCGGTAGCAGATTGGACAGACAGAGACGGTAAGCCCGTTAAGAATTGGAAACAAAAGATGCTTGCCAATTGGTTAAAAGACGAGTACAAACAAACAAATCAACCAACAGGAATATTAATGGAAACTAAAGTATATAATAGATAGTGAACATCCCTCAAGCAATAGAAATAGAAGAAATAGTACTAGGTTCAATACTACTTGAATCTGAAGCAGCACACAGGGCACTAGCAATAGTTAACGAGCAGTGCTTCTTCCACATTCCCAACCAAATAATATTCCGGTGTATATCCTATCTGTACAAGAATAATATGCCTATTGATATTTCTATTGTTACTAATCAACTTAACTCAAACGGATACCTTAAACAAGTTGGTGGACCATACTACATATCCACATTAACCAACAAGGTAGCATCTTCAGCTAACATTGAGACTCATTGTCGTATCTTATACCAAAAGTTCCTACAACGTCGCCTAATTGATATTTCTCAGAACAACTTACTAGCAGCACAATCGGAAGGATGTGATGTGTTTAATTTGATTGACAGCTACGAAAAGAACCTTAGCGTACTTACAACAGGAATAGTTGGAGACACAATGGAGTCTTCTGCAACCATTCACCAACAAATGTTAGAAAGAAACAAAATTCTACTAACTAAAAAAGGAATGTCAGGGATAACATCTGGATTCACCGGATTAGACTCAGTTACTTCTGGGTGGCAAGAGCCAGACTTCATTATAATAGCAGCGCGTCCTGCAATGGGTAAGTCTAGTTTAGCTGCTCAATTAGTAACCAATCCTGCTATTAACCAAGGAAAGCCGGTAGCACTATTCACGCTAGAAATGTCAACCATGCAATTCTACGCTAGAATGCAAGCTCAACAAAGCGGCATAAACGTAGAGAAAATATTAAGAACAGGATTGGATGATAACGAAACACAACAACTTAATATTAGTTGCCAAAACCTTATAAATGCCCCTATATACATTGATGACACTCCTAGTATATCAATATTTAACCTCAGAAACAAAGCAAGGAAATTAAAGAGAGAGAAGGGAATAGCAATGATTGTTATTGACTACCTACAATTAATGACTGCCGAAAACAAAGGAGGAAACAGAGAGCAAGAAATAGGGCTAATATCTCGCTCACTAAAAGCTTTGGCAAAAGAATTAAAAATACCAATTATTGCACTAAGTCAATTGTCCCGTGATGTAGAAAAAAGAGCTGATAAACGACCTCAATTGAGTGATCTTCGAGAATCAGGAAGCCTAGAGATGGACACAGATTTAGTGGCATTCTTATACCGCCCAGAGTACTACGGAATAATGCAGGACGAACAAGGAAACTCAACAGCAGGCAAATCTTTGTTGATAATAGCCAAACATAGGAATGGTTCACTAGCAGATATACCACTTAATTTTGAACACGCTAAAACTAAATTCTCTGATTATCAATCAAATAACTATATTTATAATAATTATTAGATATTTTTTGTAACTTTGTACAAACACCTACGTTCAACTATACAAAACTATCAGACTATGAAAAAAATAATCACCATTGCTATTTTGTTACTAAACTTAACAAGTAGTGCACAATATGAATTTAAAAATTTATTTGAAGTCGGAGATACGCTTGATAAAGGCATTATTGTTCTTGAGACTAAGTATGTTGGCATGTATGTAAACAATCTTGACACAATCGAGATTGAGCTTTACCTTACCTTCAATCCAAAAGACAAGTTTGTCAGTGTAAAAGGCATTTTTATTACCGAGAAGAAACCAGTAAAGATTTACCAGTTTGTATTTAAGAATAGCGCTGTTTCTTTTAAGTGCCACGAAGAATCTACTGAGTTCTTTACTACTACTGCCGACATAAAGGTTGAAAGATTAATGGATGAATTAAAGGTTATAAGAAAGAACGGAGTAGCTTTCCTTCCTATAGTAGGGTCTTCTAATTATTTGAAGGTGCACATAGAAGGATTTGAAAAGATAAAATGTGATTGGTACAAATAATAAAATTATGACAAACAAGAAAATATACAAATTTAAGACCTACAATGGTCGAGTTAAAATCTATGTAACGGATGAGGCTAAACAATCGTTGCTTTTCGCAATGTTGTTTTAGCCTGTGTTAGTGGGGCTTTAGCCTTTACAGTTAAATTATTAAAAAAGAAAAAAAGGAGGGGTGCGAGGGCATCTACACAATATGGGAAAAAACTTATTAGTATCATTTAGTGGAGGAGAAACAAGCGGATTTATGGCACAATGGATTAAAAACCATTTGGACGATATGTATGATGAGATTGTTTTTGTATTTGCTAATACTGGATTAGAGAATGAACAAACGCTTGAATTTGTGCAAAAGTGCGATGAGCATTTTAACTTAAATGTGCAATGGGTTGAAGCAAGTGTTTACCATAATGAAAGAAAAGGAACTGGTTATAACACAGTTGACTTTGAAACGGCAAGTAGAAAAGGTGAGCCCTTTGAAGATGTTATAAAAAAGTATGGAATACCTAATCAAGCATTTCCGCACTGTACAAGAGAGTTAAAATTAGCACCAATAAATAAATTTGCGAAAGTTTGGTTTAATGGCGAAAAATATGACACCGCCATTGGTATTAGGATTGATGAGATTGATAGAATGAATGGTAAGTATAAAGAAAATAGACTTATTTATCCATTGATACATAAAGAAATGATTCCAACATCAAAGCAAATGATAAATTTTTATTGGAAACAAATGCCGTTTAGATTAGAATTAAAAGGCTATCAAGGAAATTGTGTTAATTGTTGGAAAAAATCAAACAACAAACTTTATCAAATAGCAAATGAAAATCCAAAAGCCTTTGATTTTACTTATAATATGGAGCTGAAATATGGAAACCCAAATGGAAGAAAGCCAAAAGATAAAATTATAGGCTATCAAACTATTGTTTGTGATGATGAAGAAGATAATTACGAAGAACCAATTTATGAGATAATACCAAGAGAAGAACAAAGAATAACTTTTTTTAGAAACCATAAAAGCAGCTTAGATATACTTGAAGAAGCAAAACAATTTAAAGGAAGAATAAAAGATGATAGCATTAACGAACCAACATTATTTGATAATGAAAGCTGTGAAGTGTTTAGTAGCTGTGGTGATTAACCTTTTCACAGTTTTGAAAAAACTGAAAGAGTGCGTGGGCTTTTTCTTTTTTAATAATTTAATTGCCACTAACGTTTTGCAGATTGCCGAAGGTGGGGCTTTGTACCACTAAACTTAAATTGAAAAACTGAATTTGATATGACCACAAATGTTGATTTGAAACACGAAACTCCCACTTTTGGCAATGTGCTGTTAGGCGATGTTTTTTCTAATCCTTATTTGATGCCTTCCGAGTATAAAGGAGAGTACACAAAGAATGGAGGATTAACTAAATTTCAGCCTCGCAAATGGACTGAAAAAGAAATTGAATGGGTAAATATGCTTAAAGCCAAAGGGTTTAACACGAAGCAAATTGCAGAATGTATTGATAGAGATGTAACGCAAGTTTCAATTAAAATAAAACGATTAGGAAAAGTGAATAAGACATATAACGACCCACATAGAGCAGAAAAATACAGCACAAATGCAAAGTTTATTATTGATGCTGATATTGATAGTGTGTTAGATTTATACGCTGGTGCAAAAAGTTATTATTTAACTTGTGGAATGAAAAAGGTAGTTACAAACGATAAGGAAGGATCATTTAATACTGATTATAGTTATGATGCTTTGAGTTGTATTTGTATGTTATACGCAGGAAATAACAAATATGACCTTGTAGATTTAGACCCTTTTGGCAGTGCTTATGATTGCTTTGATTTGGCTATTAAGATGGCGAAAAAAGGTTTAGTAATTACACTTGGAGAACTTGGACACAAAAGGTTTAAAAGACTTGATTTTGTTCGTAGATATTATGGAATTGAAACACTTGAAGATTTTACAACTGATAATTTAGTAAAGCACATTATTAAGATTGGAGAGCGAAATAAAAAAACGCTGATACCAATTTATGTAAAGGATTGGAGAAACATAGCAAGAGTATATTTCAAAATTGAGCAGTTAAAGATTACCGAACAATGGGATGTCAAATTGAAAACGGATGTTCTTTAAAATATCGCCTAACGGTTGGGTATTTGCGAAGTTGCCCTTGCAGATACTTCAAGTTAAGCAAAAATGTTGATGGGCAATTTTGAAAATACCTTGTTATGTGTAGTTGCGGTTATTTACCGAAAATGTTAAATTAAAAACGAATTAAAAAACTTTTATTAAAATGAGTGAAGGAAAATTTATTAAAAAGAAAACATACTACACAGGAGTAGTATATGAGTGGAACTTGCCAACTGGTAGTAGCTACCCGTTTGCCTTAGAATGTAAGGTAACGGTTGATAGAATATCAGGCAAGTTTGATGTTGAAAAAGGTGCGTATAGATGCTATGCAGCAAGTGCCGAAAGATTCCCTGCGGTTAGGGAACACAGGTGGAAAAATTTTGACTTAGTAAAAAATAGCGGTGTGCCTACAATACCAAATGATTGTAAAGCAATAAGAATACACATGAGTGGCGACTTTTTTAACCAAAAATATTTTGATATGTGGGTGCAACTTGCAAAAGACAATCCTAATATTGAGATGTGGGCTTATACAAAATCGCTACAATATTGGGTAAACAGAATAAATGATATACCCGAAAACTTAGTATTGACTGCAAGTTATGGGGGTAGGCAAGACGAACTAATTGAAAGACATAACTTAAAAAATGTTATTGTTTACAAAAGCCCAATATTAGTGCCAAAAGAACGCCCTATTGATAACAACGATGATTGGGCAAGAAAACCAAACATAAACTTTGCCTTGCTTGACAATATGAAAGTATCTAAAAAAAGTGCGGTGGCAGATTTTAATAAAAGTTTTTCTAACGGAACTCTATTTGAAAGGGAATGATAGCAATTACACATAACGTTATCGGGCTTGGCGAAGGTGGGCTTGTAGGATGCTCAATTTTAGCAGAATGTTTCTGCCCACTTTTGCCAAACCCGTGTTATATGAAGTGCCGACTTATTTACGATAAAGCTCAATTGGAACACTAAATAGAAAAACAAAAAGAAAAAAAGCGATGGAAAATTTAAAAGTAAAAGTAATTGACACCAATGGATTAAGTGAAGAAACTATATCCAAGATTGAAGATACTATGATTTATTTAGGGATGGAACAAGTGAGTGAATGTATGTTCTGCAAAATAAAGAATAGTAAAAACGAAGTATTAATGATATTCCCAGAAAGAATAATAAAACTATAAATATGGAAAATACATTAAGTTTATTTGATGATTTAGAAAACGAATGGCAAAAAGAATGGAAGGATATGCCAGAGTTTATAACTAATAACAAAAAACCTTATCAGCAAATTATTGTATCATTTAAAAACTTTGATGATGTAAAAGAATTTGCAAAAAGATTAGGTTTAAATGTTACACCGAAAACAGATGCTTTGTGGTTTCCAATGAAGGATAAGGAAAGTGGTTTACATTATGTGAATGATAATTGGAGTAAAGATGAAAAATAAATACCCAATATTTATACCGACAAAAGGAAGGTTTAAAACACCACAGACTATCAATATGTTTAAATCACATAATGTTGATTTTAGGATTGTTATAGAAAAACAAGAGTATGAGCAGTATTCTAAAATTATAGACAAATCAAAAATATTAGTTGTTCCTCATCAAAACGAAGGATTGACTGTTACAAGGAATTGGATATGGGATTTTGCAGAAAATGAAGGACACGAAAAATTCTGGACTTTTGACGATAATATTGGTAGGGTTTACAGATGGAACAATAACACAAGGTATCAATGTAAGGATGGAACGTATTTAAAAGTAATTGAAGATTTTGCGGATAGATATAATAACCTCCACATAATTGGTATGAACTATATGTGTTTTTGTAAAAGTGGTGATAACATACCGCCATACTATCCCAATACAAGGATTTATAGCAATATGCTTTTGCCGACAAATGTAAAACTATCTAATGGTGAAAAACTAAGAAACAATTTGTTTTATAACGATGATACAGACCTTTGTTTAAGAGTTTTAAAGGATGGACTACCTACTATACAAATCAATGCTTTTTTAATAGATAAGAGCCAAACAATGACAGTAAAAGGAGGGATGACAGATTACTATTTAAGTGATGAATGTAAAGGCAGATTAACATTTGCCGAAGAATTACAAAAGGCACATCCAGACGTAACGACTATAACTCAAAAATTTGGTAGATGGCATCACCACGTTAATTATAAACCTTTTAGGAAAAATAAGTTAATCAAAAAAGAAGGACTTATAATAAGAGAACAAGTGAATGAATATGGAATGGAACTTAAAAAAACTATTTAAAAGTGCGGTGGCTTTTTTCTTTTTGTTTTTCCTACACGGTTTTTCAATTGGAAACGGTCAGCAAGGCATTTCATATAACATGTGGATTGGCGCATGTTTTTGTAAGCTAACTTGTTGACAGATACAACTTGTTTTTACAAGGCAAAAAGAACTAATTTGTAAAACGGTAATAATCAGATAATTAATTTACAAAAAAAACAAACCAAATGGATGAAATAAAATGTGTTAAATGGAGTGATGAAATTCAAGTAGGAATTACTAAAAACGGATTGGTTTACACCCTAAAAAACGATAAACCTGAGCTGCTTATAAAAGAATTTCACATGAATAGACCGCATTGGAGAATTAAAGGAACTACAAAAAGGTATTCTGATTTAGCGTTAGAAAAAAAACTAAATTCACAAGAAAAAATTATTAGTGAATGGTTTCCTTTTTAAATCTCATTGTAAACTAACTAAAGCAGATAGCTAATGGCAAAGAAACAAATATTTACAGAGGAAACTCTTCGGCAGATGAATTTGATTAAGAACAAAGATGGTTCATACTCAAAGGCTAAAACTACTCAGCAACCGAGGGAGGAAAAGATATTTGCTAAGGCAAGAAGAATGAGTTCGTCAACAGCTACTATTTGCGCTTTACACAAAGAGTTATTTGAGAAAGACC